AAGATCTAGAATTGTACTTAAAGACCCTAGATAGTATCAAAGCACAGGCTCGTGCAAACGGCTTTAAAGATTTCCACTTTAGTTTTAGCGGAGGTGAACCTACAGCATATAAATACTTTGGGGAGATCATAGATCATTATTGCAGTGATGCAACACCCGAGTATCAAAGTATACATATGACAACTAACTTGTCGCCTGGAAGCAAATGGTGGAGCAGATGGATAGAGTCAACAAGTACTTTGCAACGTAGAAGTATAACAGCAAGCTATCACGCAGAGTTTGCAAATGAACAAGAGTTTGGAGACAAATGTCTTCAACTTATGAAAGCAGGTGTTTATGTTACAATCAATCAAGTTATGGTTCCGGAAATTTTTGAAGTTCTTTACGAACGGCTTGAACGATTTGCCGCCAGAGGTATTAACGTCACTCTCAAGCCCCAGTCCGATCCTACCGCCTCCCACGTGGTACATGGATACACTGAAGAGCAGATCGCAAGAATGCAAACCGGGTTTCCACAAACAATACCAGAAGCATTTAAAGGAATAATACCTTTACTACAAGTAGAGCTTACAGACGACAAAGGCGAAAAGTATTACGTAGATCAAGCAGAACGATTCAATGCGTTTGGCTTTAATAAGTTTGAAGGATGGACTTGCAATGCAGGATATCAAGGCATTGTTATACGTGGTAACGAAGTAAAGCGTAGTTATAGTTGTCGAGACGAACCTATCGGCACATTACAAGATGGCTTTAAAATATTTGATAAACCACGTAAGTGTATTACACCAACGTGTGTTAGTTCAGCAGATTCAAAACTTCCAAAGGTAAAACATGAAAGTTGATATACAAGACGTATTATTTTGGATGGATGCTATTCGAAACAGTGATGATCGATATCGCACACTTGAAAGTTTTTGGAAAGGCCAAGTAAACAGCAAAGTATGGCTAGCTGAAAACCTGGTAGGATTTGTACCCGTTAAACCGTTAAATATCGTCATATACGGTGGTTGGAACGGAGTGCTGGCAAGTATACTCTTTAACTCTAACATAGCTGTAAAACACATTACAAGCGTGGATATAGACCCTGTATGCGAAGATATAGCAAACACAGTAAACAAGCGTTATGAAATGTTAGATAAATTTGAAGCCGTTACACATGACATGTGTAAGTATGTTACAGGAGCAGATGTTGTAATTAATACAAGTTGTGAACATATTACACAAGAGCAGTACAATGACTGGCTAGATAATCAACCAGACGATGCAGTAATTGTATTACAAAGCAATAACTATTTTGACCATGATGAGCATATACGGTGTTCAACTGATTTAAACGACTTTACAAGAATAAGTAATATTAACCCATATTTGCGCAGGACTTTAAAAACGCCCAAGTACAATCGTTATATGTTAATAGGTAAAAAGAATGTTTAGTTTTAGTGACTTAGAAAATATACATTTAGAAATTACAAATCGCTGTCAAGCAAGTTGTCCAATGTGTAGTAGAAATTACCACGGAGGATTAGAAAACCCTCTTATCAAAAACAAAGATTGGACACTACAAGACTTTCAAAATATATTAACGGAAGAAGTGTTACATCAATTAAAAGGATTTTATTTCTGTGGCAACTTTGGCGATCCTATTATTAATGATGAATTAATTGAGATGGTAGAATATGCCGCAACAGTTAATCCTAAATTAAATATTAGAATACACACAAACGGAAGTGCAAGAAACACAGACTGGTGGGCAAGACTTGCAAAAGCATTACCTGTAACACACAATGTTATTTTTGCTATTGACGGATTAGAAGATACACACAAACTATATCGTATAGGTACTAGTTACAAAAAAATATTGCAAAATGCTACAGCATTTATTAAAGCAGGTGGCACAGCAGAATGGTGCTTTATAAAATTTAAACACAACGAGCATCAAGTAGAAGAAGCACGTACTATTGCAGAGCAAATGGGGTTTAGTTTATTTGTTGAAAAGAACAGTAGTAGATTTATAGGAACACCAGAATTTCCTGTATACGACAAGAATGGCGCAACTACACATTATTTAGAACCGCCTAGTAGTAGTGAGCTTGCATTTATTACAGAAGATATGGTTGCTAATTACAAAGACATATTAAACAATGCAGAAATAGATTGTTATGTACTTCAAACAAAAGAAGTATACATTGATGCATATAAGAAAATATTTCCATGTTGTTTCTTAGCAAGTACACCATATAATTATGCAAAGACAAATGATGTTACAGCACCAATAAGAAATCATATGCACGAACAATATTTAGACCTAATAGACAATTTAGGTAATACTAATGCACTTGAAGTTTCTTTAAAAGATGTAATTGATTCAACACCATGGCAAACTGTTTGGAAAGACTACTGGGGCAAAAATAAGCTAATTACATGTGCAAGAACATGCGGCAAAGTAAAAGAATTACCTAAACCAAAAGATCAATTTATAAGAGTGGTAGGATTAAACAATGAGTAAATGGTGGTATAACGATAAAGATAGTGAATTAGGCAAGTATCAACGAGAATTAGAAAGCGTTGCAAAGAGTCCTACATTTTGTGTCCTGCCTTGGATACACTTTGCTACAAGACCTAATGGTGATATGCGGTTGTGTTGTAGTTCAAATGCAAGTGGCGCAGGCGGTGATCACACAGTTGGCCTTGTTAAAATGGAAGACGGCAAGCCAGCAAACTTTGGTCGTGAAACTCCAATGGAAGCATGGAATAACGATTACATGAAAAGTGTACGTACAACTATGCTTAATGGACAAATACCTGCAAGTTGCACTAAATGCTTTGAAGAAGAAAAAGTAGGTGTAGTAAGTAAGCGTATATGGGAAAGTGGCACTTGGCACAGAGACGATGATGGCGTAGACATTCCTTATTTGATTGAGCAAACACAAGCAGACGGCACAGTGCCAGAAGAGTTAGTATACTTAGACTTGCGACTAGGCCACACTTGTAATATTAAATGTGTAATGTGTAGTCCACACGATTCAAGTAAGTGGGTAGCAGACCATAAGAAACTTATTCCAGTATTACAAGACCCTGATGTCAAACGTCAAATGCAATGGGATAAAAGTGAGTTCAATAATAAATGGCATGAAAAGGATACTTTCTGGCAAGAAATGTATGCACAGATTCCTAATCTAAAACAAGTATATTTTGCAGGCGGTGAGCCTCTAATGATCAGAGAACATAAAATGTTTATTGAAGAAATCATTAGACAAGGATATCAAGATAGAATACTACTACGTTACAATTCAAACGGATTATTAGTAGACGAAGATTTAATTGAGTTATGGTCAAAGTTTAAAAAAGTAAAGTTTGCTATCAGTATGGATGCTAGTCACGGACGTGATGAATACATACGTTTCCCAACAAACTTTGATACTGTAGAAAAAACTTTGCATATGCTTGACAACACTCCTGACAATATACAAACAAGTTTAGCAACAGCAATACAAATATTCAACGTAAAGCACTTGCCTGACTTTATGAAATGGAAACTAGAAAGTGGATTTAAAAAATTAAATAGCGGTACAGTTCCGGGCGGTGTACAAATGGGCGGCGGCTTAGTTAATATGCACTTGCTATACATTCCAACCTTCCTTAGTATTCAAATATTGCCGGAACACGACAAGCAAGAAGTTAAAGAACGCTTTATGGATTTTAAAGATTACTTGTGGAAAAACTATAGACAAGATGACGATTTTTGGAAAGTTAATCCTTACGGATGGAAACGCTGGGAAGCAGTTCTTAATCATATGAATGCACAGGACAACAGTCACTTATTACCAGGCTTCAAGGAATACACAAATAAACTTGATGCCATACGAGGTTTAGAAGCAGCAAAAGTATTTCCAGAGTTAGCACATCTACTATGAGAGAATTAATTAAAATTGCTACTACACAAGATCCTGAAACATTAGATATTAGGTTCTGGCCAACTGACATTTGTAACTTCTCTTGCGAATACTGTTTTCCAGGTAGTGTTACTAACAGACTTCGCTATCCTAAAAATATAGATACAGTAATAAAAAACTTTAGAGCATTATTTGATTATTATACATTAGCACATAATAAAACACATTTTAAGATTAACGTTGTAGGTGGAGGAGAGCCTACATTATGGCCTCACTTTGCAAAGTTTTGTAAAGAAATAAAAGAAAGTCATAGTGTTCATATACAATGTACCACTAATGGAAGTAGAACTGTAAGATGGTTTGAAAAAAATACACAAGATGTAGATGAGTTTGTTTTAAGTTGTCATCAAAAAGATGTAGACATTGATAACTTTATTGCAGTTGCTGATCATCTCTTTGGAAGAGGAACAGATGTAACCGCACTTATGTTAATGGATGCAACAGCATGGGATAGATGTATCGAACTAATTGAGAAAATGAAAACCAGTAAGCAACGCTGGATCATACAAGCAAAAGAAGTAGTAGATGCTCCTGGCTACGATATAGGTAGTTACAATGATGAACAAATGAAATACTTGCAGCAGCCAATAAAACGTGCTCCAGATTCGGATTGGATTATATCTAATCTACACAGATTTAGAATACATGAAAGTATAGCAATATATGATAACGATGCTGTGGTACCTGCAACACCAAACAAATATATTATGGAACAGGCAAACTATTTTAAAGGATGGAAATGCAACGTTGCTATAGAAAATTTAGTTATTACACATGACGGTAGAGTTACAGGTAGTTGTCAAGAACAAGTATTTGCTGATGCAAATATTAGTATGTTTGCAGAGGATTTTATTTTAAGATTTAATAAAGCACAAATGGATTTAAAAACTATTATTTGTCCAAGGACTAGTTGCAGTTGTCAACCTGACACACACATTACGAAATGGAAAGTTCCTTCGTAATAGGAATATCCGCAGCACAGGTACAAAAATTACGTGTGCAAATAATTGGTTTTTCCGGCGGCTCAAAACTTCCATCATAGATATTACCTAGACTGCCACCTACTCTGCAAGTTGCACGATGAACTTCGCCATCCCAATTAATCATTAGACTTTCTATTCCTGCATTACAACTCCACCCTTTGAACTTATTAAGGTTTTGTTTAATAACATCATTGGCATGCATCATTTCACCATCGACTAAAACATTTGGCTCTGCTGTAGCATTCTGTTTAAGTATCCATTCAAGGTCTTTACCATCATAACGCATATCGTCAAACACATCGTGATCGCCTTCTGTCCAACGTATTCTTCTTATTGCGTATTTTATATTATGGCCTGCAAATCTATCTACCGCTTGTTTTACTTTTAGCATGTGTTTATGATGTGCCATGACGTTTACATGGAAATCAAAATTGTTTTTCATTTCGTTCATTTGAGCAAACAGAGTAATAGTATCAACCTGCTTCGCCCATTGCTCATCTTCAAAGTGCAAACTGAACACAATATAATTTACAGGTAATTCAGCATAAAATTTAAATTTACGTGTACCATTGGTTGTTACAGTTACCCAGTCTAATCTTTGACTAGCATGTTCTAGTAGTTCTTCTATATTAGGATGTACACAAGGTTCTCCTCCTGTAAAACTCAATCTTACAGGTTTATCTATTTCTGCTAGTGCATCAACAGCATCCTTTAAAACTTTTATATTGGTATGAGGACTAAAGTTATCATGTATTTCCGCAGGACAATATGTGCAATCTAAATTACAACGTTTGCCAAGGTTCCATTCAACATGAACAGAATCTGCATGTGAGTCCCATCTAGGTTCTACTTTATACATATGGAGCAAACTCCGGATTAATAACTTCGAATGGTCCTTGATTACGACTCTTGTCTAAGTTGCGATTAAAATTAATGCAGTCTTGCCATAGTTCGGTATGTAGATCATCTGCTTCTAAGAAGTTAATATTGTCCTGAATCTGCGTTAGTGTAAAGTCTTTAATGCGTTCGTCACTTTTAACAAGTTTGTAATCTAGAACTTTTGTTTTCATTGCTTCTAATTTAGCAATAACTTTTTGTTTTAAATCTGGTGGAATACATTGTGCTGATAATGCCTTTGGATATTGTACCCTATGACTATAGAAAATAATGTCCATGTTTTCCATAAAGTATTCTATCACTTTGTCTATTTGCATTATGTTGTTTGCTTGAACTGTAAATGCTCCAACTATTCTACTTACTGTTGGTATAGTTTTCATTATCTTAATATTTTCTTCAATCTCTTCAAACTTACCGTTTCCTCTAATGTATTCATATACATCATGTACACCATCAATTGAAACGTTAACTGCAACACTTTTAAACTTAGGCCAGTAATCATGTATTGTACGTCCGCCTTTGATTCCTAGTGTGGTACCGTTTGTCGCATATTTGATTTCAATGTTTTTACCGTATGGGGCCAACATGTCTAAAATTTTATAGTGCTGAGGATCCATTAAAGGTTCGCCCCCTGCAAACTCTACACGCCTAAAATGAGGCAGCAGTTTTTCAAAAGATTTCCACCAGTTGTCTGTGTCATTAAATGCATCAATGTACTTGCCTGGTGTATCTACTAATTCATTAACTGTAGGTATAAGAAAGTTATTTTCTTTTTTATAAAATTCTGTAACTTTATCCCAGTCCTTCCATTGTGTACTATCTAATGGGTTACACATACGACACTTTAAGTTGCACAGATTATTAAGTTTTACTTCCATAGTAGGCATTTCAAATGGCATACTGTAATCGTCTTCTAGTGCGTTTAATGCATCTGGATATAAGTTGATTCTTGCTTCAGGTATTACTCCTGCTGTATGACGCTGTCGTAAGCTCTGTACACCCTGATCTTCTAGTCTAAAGCAAGGCTCACAAACATCAGGACGCTCATCATTCATAACCTGGCGGCGAACTTCTTTCATTTTATCGCCATTCCAAATTTCTTCTAGTGTGTTGTCTTTAATATTTCCAATAGGAGCACTGCGGCAGCAAATTTTAATTGCACCGTCTTCTCTGGTCGCTAATCCTGTAAAAGGATGCATACAAAATGTTTTACTTTTGCATGGCATTCATAACTCCCCATTGTCTTTCTTGACACCAAAAACATTTTTTGCAAGTTGGTACATATTGTCCGGGTGTGTATGTTTTGTAATTTAGTCCTTTAAAGACTTCCGGATATTGATCGTTATCACCTTCACAACTTCTAGTGATGTTTAACAACTCAGCAATATCATTTTTTATGTATTGTCCTATGATCCAATCTTTTTTACTAGCAATAAAAGGATGACAAACGGTTACCCCCATATGTGTCATTATAGCATCTATTGCTGGTTCTTGCCTATCGCTCATTGCACCTTCAAATTCTACATCAGGATTTAGTGTAACGGCTGCATACCACGCATCTAAGTTTACTTTGTGTGCAAGGTATTCGTTAAACGATCTTAGTATGATTCTGTTGCCTGACTTCATTCTGCCATTTTCATCTTTGATCATAGTAGTATGTGGCTCTTCAAGTTCAGGAGGAATAAAGTTAACATGTCTTTCAAACTCAAGATTAGGAAAGTGTCCTACAAACCAATCAAATACTTCTGCTGAAATATGTTCTTGCCATGGTCGTGATTTCCACATTCTAACCTGTGTACTGATATGCACTTTGCAGTTGTCATGTAGATTTTGGCAAATTAAATATGTAAGTAATGCACTATCTGCACCACCACTTAAACTAATGCCAACATGTTTCCATTTTGCATCTATTGGTAAGATTACATCGTCAATCTTTATTTTACGCATAATCATATTTACCAAGTTATGTACACAGTTAATTTAGTTCCGGTAAATATGCATATGATCCAAAATACCAAATATACAGTATCTTTAGATGATATAGCAGGCGTTATGGGAGACGTGTATGACATTGGAAAGTTTGACATATCTGAACAAACTGGCAGTTTCTTTTATGACCCTTGGGAGTTGAAGCAGGAGTTTTTAGGAACACCATGGGAAACAATTTGGAATAGTTTACCAGATCCAAAAGGCCAAGGAAGAATTATTATTTTAGAATCTCCCAGTTGTTATACCTCACATGCAGACATTGACAATCGATGGCACCTAAACTTATGTGGCGACGAAGCATATCTTATTGACCTAGAAAAAGAAAAGATGTTTAAAACTGTGCTTGACGGTAAATGGTATGATATGGATGCAGGTGTTCCACACACTGCTATGAATATAGGTGCTCACATAAGAGCGCAATTAGTTGTAAGAAAATTACTACCTAAAAATATTATTAATGATCCGCAACGTGTTAGAATTGTAGGAATTAAAGGAAACGTAAGATATCACTTTGATAAGCATTTAAGTCCTTGGTTAAACAAGGCAGCAAACAACCAAAAAATTATTAGCAATGTAAAAGTTGTTAAGCAAGGAATAGAGTTTGACATTGAAGCAGGCCTTGTAAATCAAATACCAATACCACAACAAATGGAGTTAGTAACACTATGAAAATTTTAATGACAGGTTCATCTGGTTTTATCGGACAAGCGTTAACTGAAAGATTAAAACATCATGACATACATCACATGCGTAGTGACCTGAGAGATCATAAAGCAGTTGCAGAAGAAGTACTTGCAGTTAACCCAGATCAAATTGTACACCTTGCTGCACGTACTGAAGTAGAACAAAGTTTTTATGAGCAAATTACATTTAGTGAAATTAACTATGTTGGAACTGTAAATTTAATCGAAGCAGCATCAAGGATAAAGCGTTTAAAGAATTTTGTATTTGCTAGTACAATGGAAGTATATGGCTGGCAACCTATTTCAGACGAAGTTGAAAAAGATAGTATACCAAAAAAATTTATAGCGTTTGACGAAAATACACAACCTAACCCCAATGCACCATATGCAGTAGCAAAGTACGGGTGTGAAAAATATTTAGAATATGCAAACCGTTGTTTAGATCTACCTTTTACTGCGTTCAGACAAACTAATTGCTATGGTAGAAAAGACAATGACTATTTTGTTACAGAACAGATTATTAGTCAAATGCTAGAAGGTAAAGAATGTAACTTAGGTTATGCAGAGCCTTATCGTAACTTTATATATGTTACTGATATGCTAGATGCGTGGGAAACTGTAATTAACAATCCAGATAAATGTAACAACGGGTTAATTTTTACAATCGGTCCTGACAATCCTATTAAGATTAAAGACTATGCAGATCTTATTGCAGAAAAGATTGGATATAAAGGTCCTATTAATTGGAACACAAAATTATTCCGTGCAGGTGAAATTTACTGGCTAAACTCTAATAATAACCTAATTAAAGAAAAACTAGGATGGGAGCCTAAAGTTACTCTAGATGAAGGCTTAGACAGAACTATTGAATATTGGAGGAAAAAACTTGAACTCTAACTGGCAACCATATCTTAAACTAGATCAAGAAGGCTGGCCGTGTATGGCTCAGCAAACTTATGAACCTCT